CGCGCCCTATGGTGGCTGGGCAGACGATATTACGTTTGTCGATGGCGCTGGTAACGCCCTGACGCCAACATCCGGCAGCAATCTGGGGGGGCGTTGGGTATTTCCCTCTGCCCCCAGCGCGGTGTTCGCAACCGGGCAGGCCTATGACCTGCACGCGGCGGCGGCGGACGCTTTCGAAGAATGGGCCGCGCGGTTGGCGTTGAGCTTCGATTTCACCGCTGACGGTGCAACGTACCACCTGAGCCAGCGCCGCGAGGCACTGTTGCAGGCCGCATCAGAACAGCGCGCCGCCGCACGCCCAATAGTCGCGCTATGGGTTAGGACAGATCTAACATGAGCCTGTTGACAGCAGGTGACGTGGCCATGATGCGGGCGGTACAGAATGCAGCGCTGCCCGATGTGTGCACACGCACACGCACACCGCTGGTACCCGACGGTATGGGGGGCGAGAGGCCGGGCACGCCAACCACAGCGAGCTATGCATGTCGGCTATCGAATCGAGGTGTTCCGGCGCAATACGAAGCCATGGGCGCAGCCATGGGCCAGCAGCTCTGGATAGTGACGCTGCCCTACAACGCGGACGTGGTGGCCGAGGATGTACTGACTATCGGCGCGCAGAGTATGCGCGTGCTAGGCATCGCATCCGGCGGCGCATGGGAAACAGCAACGCGCGCCGTGTGTGTGGAGGTTTCGTGAAGAGCCGTGTTGAGATCACGCACAACTATTTCCCACAGATGGGGCCAGAATTGCGGCGCGCCGCAGATCGGGAAGCAGAGGGCACAGCGCGCAGTATTCTGAGCCACGCGCAGATCGCCATGAGCGAACCGAAGCATGGGAAAGCGTATCGGCGTGGCGAGAGAGTACATATCGCCTCGGCGCCCGGTGAGGCCCCGGCGGTGGATACGGGAGCGCTGCGGGCCAGCGGCTATGTAGAGCCTGTGCAGCCCGGAACCTGGGAGGTTGGCTTCACTGCCGAGTACGCCGCAGCGGAAGAGTTCGGCACGCCACGCATCGAGCCGAGGCCGTATCTGCGTCCAGCGGTAGAGGCGTATCGTGAGAGGTTCCTGGCCGCGATCCGCAGGCTGGTAGGGCAATGAAAGCGCTGATAGCTGCCATTCAGGCGAAACTGGCGGGCGACACAACGCTGATGGCGACGCTCACGGGCATCTACACGGCACCGCCGAACTCGCCGCAGTATCCGTATGCGCGCATTGCGCAAGTGTCCAGTGCGCCAGAGTACACCTACACACTGCGCATCAAAGAGCGGTATCTGTATGATGTGCGGATCATCAGCAAAGGGCATTCGGCGGAAGCCGCGCTCACGGCGCGCGACAGGGTAACAGAGTTGCTGGAACTTCAGACGCTAACGGTAGCAGGGCGCACGGTGCTGCGCATCACGAAGGTGGGCGATATGCCCGAGATTTACGAGCTGGACGCGGACGGCACGCTGCTTTACCAGGTCGGCGCTACGTACGCGATAGAGCTGAGCTAGGAGGAGACTATGGTAGGCATAATGGGGTCTGCGGCCCGACTGTACATCAATGACTTTGACCTGAGCGGATACGCCGAGGAGGTGGGCCAGCAAATCGAGCGGGCCATAGCAGAGCACACGCCGCTGAATGCGACGGTAAGCAACCGCGCGGCGGGGATCAAGAGCGTTAGCCTGAACGTGGGTGGCTCGGCCTATGCGCCAGCCGCAGGCGGGAACGATGCCTTTCACTGGGCAGCGCTGGCCGCAGCCGATCCGTTGGTGTACGCCTTTGCACCCGGCGGCGACGTTCTGGGCCGGCACGCCTACTGTGGGACGGTGCGCCAGAACAACGCGAGCATACAGGCGCCCGGCGATGACTTTGTGCGTGTACCATTCGCGCTACTGGGCAATGCGCGGCTCGACAGGGCCGTGATTCTGCGGGCGATGGCAGCGGGCGGCACAAGCCCAGGAACAGCGGTGAACAACTTGGCCCCCACAACCAACGGGGGCCGGGGCTTTCTGCTATGCCCGGCCATCTCTGGCGCAGAGGCAACCCTGATGGTTGTCATTGAGGACAGCGCGGACGGCGTGTTAGACTGGCAGCCGATCTTGACCTTTACGGCACTGACAGCCAAGGGCAGCGAGGCAGTGGAAATTGCGGGTACAGTTCGGCAATATGTACGAGTGAGCTGGACGCTGAGCGGGACATCGCCGGCGGCCACATGGTTTTGCGCTTTCAGCAGATTCTAGGGGGTGACGAACATGACTGACTTTCAGATGGGGTCGCAGGCGTACCTGAAGATAGGTACAACTGACATCAGCGACTATGTTGAGTCCAGTGATATGGGATTTGACCGAGCCACCGATGACATCAACACGTACGGGCTGAACTGGGCCTACAGGCTGGCGGGCGTCATCAGCGCGGCACTCAACGCAGCCTGCGCGTATGACGAAGCGCTAGACGCCGTGATCTGGGCCGCGCTTATCAGCAGTACGCCCGTCGCATTCGAGTTCGGACCGCATGGCAATGTAACGGGCAAGGTTGTCTACTCGGGCAACATGTACATCAACTCGAGCCAGATCAGTGCCCCGAGCGGGGCGGCTGTCCGCCAGACGTTTTCGTGCGTGATCACAGGAGAGGTAACTCATGCTGTCGTCTGATAAACTCATTACGCTCGAAGAGCTGCTGGCGCTACCTACGGCTGCCGATCGGGCTGAGGTGGTGGACATTCCTGGCCTCGGCAAAATGAAGATCAGGCCCCTCAGCCTGGCCGAGGCGCAGGAGATGCGCAAGGAATGCTGGCACGAGGCCCCCGGCAAGCGGGAGGCCGAGTTTGATGACGCGCGCTGGCAGACACTGATCTTCACCAAGTGCGTGGTAGAACCACGGTTGAGCTTTGACGACGCCGCGCGGCTACGACTGCTCCCATCACGGATTGTGGACCAGTTGTACCAGACGATCCTCAACCTGGGCGGGCTTGTGGACGGAGGTGGCATTGCGGAAAAGGCGGTGCAGGCATCGGAGGCCTCGTTTCACGACTGACGTACTCAAAGGCTATCTGTTCTGGCTGGCCGAAAGGCTGCATCTGCCAGTGCGCGAATTGGCGACGCGGGTGGACACTGCCGAGCTGGTGGACTGGATCGGATACAGCCGCTACAAGGCGGCGCTGGAAAAGGCAGCGGCAGCAAAGTCGGCAGCGGAGCGTGATATGAAGAGCAGGCAGAGGGCGGCGCAGCCGGTGCTTGTGGCGGGCAAGCGCAACACGCGAGAGGGACACTGATGCTGGGTGGATTGGGACGACTGCTGGGCGGAAGTGGGCGCGGTAGTGTCGGCGGCATCCACGCCACTGTAGGCGCGGACATCAGCGACTACGAGCGCAAGATGCGCCAGGCCGACCAGACTATGAAGCGCACCGCCTCCAGCATGTCGAGCGAACTCGACAAGAGTGCCAAGGCGCTATCTGGCGGACTTGGCGGTTTGGGCGCGCTTGTGGGCGTTGGCGGTGCCGCCATGCTTGCCAAGCAGTTGGGAGACGTAGTAACCGAACTCAACGCGGTAGGCGCTGAGTCGCAGCGCATGAGTGCGGCGTTTGTCGAGCAGTGGGGCGAACGCGCGCCCGCTGCGATGGAAACCCTGCGCGCCGCCAGCCATGGCGCAATCTCCGATATGGACCTCATGCTAAGCGCCAACCGCGCCAAGATGCTGCATGTCACGGACGACTATAACGAACTCGGGCGCCTGTTGGAAGTGGCAACGGCACGCGGGCGCGCGATGGGCATCAGCACACAGCAGGCCTTCAACGACCTCGTGACGGGTATTGGCCGCCTGTCGCCCATGATCCTCGATAACCTCGGCATTGTGACTGACGCCGAGAACACCTACAAGACCTATGCGGCCAGCATCGGCAAGGCGGCGACAGAGCTCACCGACTACGAGAAGCGCGCCGCGTTGGTCGCCAAGGTCACAGCAGATGTGGGCACGGTCACGCTGGACGCGGCTGGCAAGCAAGAGGCGCTGCAGGCGGCGAAAGCCAATCTGCGGGGCGAGATTGGGCTGCTGGTGACTGCGTTCATCGACGAGTCCGGGGCGGTGGAAACGCTAACTGGCAAGTTGAATGGACTACGTGAGGCGTTGGAGTTTGAGCGCAACGCATCGGCGGCAGCAGCAGAGGCAAAGGCGCAATTCCATGAAGCACTGATCCGGACTGATCGGGCTATTGGGTTGGGCGAGAAACGATATCACGAGTTATCGAAGGCTGCGCGGGATTACGAGGCGGCCCTACGCGATAACCGCATCTCCATTGACGAGTTCAATGCAGAAATTGGGACGCTGATTCGAGAGTTGAATATCGCCTCTGGCCTCTATACCGCCAATGACCGCGCTATGGAGAATGAGGCGCGCGATCTGTATGCGATCTCCACTGCTGCTTATGCGGCGGCGGCGGGGATGAATGAATACAATGCCAGCGCAATCACTATGGCATGGAAGGCGACTCAGCCCGCAAACCTGCGCGACCCGAGCGCGGCATACGCTATAGATACGAGTGCTGGGGCGTCCACGTTTTTGATTGGCGGAGGCGCTGGGGCGACACGCCGCGCAAATGAATTGGCCGCAACGCTACAGATGGAGCAGGCAGCATATAGCAAGCGCCTACAAGCGCAGAGCAGCTATCAGTCAGAAGCCGAGCGTCTGGCGCAGCAGTCTTTTGATCGGCTTCGTGGCATCGTGGAATCCGCCCTCTCCCCTACCGCCGTCACCGCCGCAGACCTGGCTGCTACGGCCGCAGGCACCTATGTGGACAAATGGGATGAGTACATGCGGCGCATCCGGATGCCCGAGAGCGGACTGGGCGCCGACCAGATCGCCGAGCAGGAACGCCTGTTCTACAGCGGCCAGATGCTCGACCAGATCAACTGGGGTGCCGTTGTCGCCGACGTAGAGCGTAAGATACAGGAAGAGGCTGGGCGCGAGGCCATGATTCAGGAGGCCATGCGCCAGGTGCAGATGGCTGGCATTGGGGCAACGCAGGCACAGGTCGCGGGGGCGCTTGGCATCACGGACTACAAGGCGCTGGGCGCAGAGCAGGGACAGATGCTGGCCGCCGGAATGCGCGCCGATGGTCTGGCTGTGAAGTTCACGGAAGAGTACGAATCCGAATGGATTGCACAGCAGCAGCGCTGGGTGTCGATGGGGAAAATGTCCGTTACCTGGATGGCGGAGGGCATGGAGGCAGGCGCAACGCCAGACGTGACGCATA